GCAGAAGAAATTATCAATGAAAAATATTTTAATCTCGACATTGATTTAACCGCCTATCAAGAATATCGAGTTTTAACAGACACAAAAAGACTAAAAGCAATTGAATTTTATAACGCTCATAATTTTTCAATTCCGGACATGATTCACTATATACAGAAAGGCATAAATAATGACTAAAAGTTTTCGGAAATACAAATACAAAAACTATGATGATTATCTTGTACAAGCAATAGTTGATGAAGTGATTTTAGAAAACAAAGAATATCTGATTAAGGATAATCCTTATGGCATACGTTTTAAAAATGTTTTTGCTTGTACACCTATCCCTTTAAGTAATGATGAACGATTTAGAACTTGCATTACTTGGGAGCGGCAAGTTATCAAAAAGGGAGATTTAATTTCATTCAAAGGTTATTTTACCAAAGATGCTTTTATTGTTAAAGGTTTATCGGTTCTAAAGAAAGCAGAAGAAACATGAAGAAAATAGATTATTTTTGAAACACAAAGAGATTTTAATAATCAATTCCCAAGCAAATTTTACATCTGCGCATTCTGCGGCAAAATTACAACTCATAAAAAATACTGCATACATTGCGGCACTAGAGCAGACGGTTTTCTAAAAACAATGGATTGCGGCTATATATACCAAATTAATAATCAAGAACCGCAGGAAATATTCAAACCGCTTGAATTATTAGAAGGAGAAAATAATGAATAAAGAAGAAAAAAAAGAACCAACAAAGAAAGAAATTATTGAATTTAATCTTGTGAAATCGGATTTAAAAAAAGTTTTATCTGCACACAAAAAATTTGCTCTCCAAGGAAAAAATGTTGAAGGCAGTAAATTATCTTGGATAAACTTCAATGTCACCGAAAATGAGCTGATTATTAAAACAACAGATGGAAATAAAGGCCTAATATCTAAATTAAAAATACTTGAAAATTTTGGCACGACCGGAGAATTTAATTTATCAATGGCACTTGTTGCGAAGTTAAGTTTTATCAAAGGTGTATTAGAAGAAGTAAAAATTACAAAACAAGATAATACTGTTGAATTTGAAGATATTGAATTTAATTCAATTCAAAAATTAACCGTAAAGCCGGAAGATGATATATATCCGCCGCTTGAAGATTTAATTCCTAAAAAACATAATTTTACAATTGCAATTGCGCAAAAGTATTTAAAAGATTTAACAAGTTTAAAATCAACACTTGGCTATATGGAGTTATCATTTGATACAAAAAATACTCATACACCAATACTTGTTGAAACACATTCTGAAAATCTATCTCAACAGGCTATTATTATGCCTGCATCATTTCAGAAAGATTCAGCTCAAAATTAGTTTTTTAATCTCAATTTACGTTCAATATTATGGGGATAACACCTCCTAGCTTATCCCCTTTTTTTATTAAAACAAACAGAAAGGATAAAAAAATGTGTGAAACGACTAATACAAACATTACTCATGACGATATTATTAATCAGGAAATTGAGCAGGAACACGCTGAAAAAGATATTAGAGATGAAATTATTAATGAAGCTCTAAATCTATTAGACCTCTAAAGCTATTAGCATGCGCAGCAGATGTGCTGCATTTGTTGCGCTTTTTTTAAGGATTTTAGAAATGGAAATGATAATTTTTGAAGGCGAATATCCGAAATTACACAATCAAAATACTGCAAAACTTGTTGCAGCCGAAAAAATAACAATCAATCAATCAAAGCATCATGAGCTTCTTGAATATGATACAAAAAGAACTGATGGTACATACTACAAAATTGATGATGGTGATTACATTCAGCTTATTTTCATTGGAGATAAATATATTCCTTTTTGTACTTTGAGAAGGGCCTATCCGGAATATAAATTAAATTATTATAAAAAATTAATCGGCAAAACAATAAAAATTGTAATAACAAACAATTGCAGAAAGTGAGGATAAAGTGGATAGTTTAAAAAAAATAATAAATAATTTTCTTTTTAAAAAATGTAAAATTGAACCGCTTGAAAATCTTGATGGTACAATAACGGCAATTTGTTTTAGTCCAAAGGCACTTGAAATTCAAGTTAGATACTATATTGACGGTAAACAAGAAACATCTTGGTTTTATGATTTTGAGATTTTAATGCAGGTATAAAAAAATGGATTATCCGCAATGGACAAAAGATTCAATTAATTGTTATGAGCTGAATTGCGATTGCTCTAAATGCTTGCTTGCTAAAATTCTTGAAACAAATTGTATTTTAAATCTAACAGTAAAAAGAAATTTGCAAATTATTGGAGAACCGACAGAAGAAAATACGCAAAAAGACAGAGAACCGCATAAAATTTATAAAAAACGTATTTCAAAATATGACCTTGTGAATAGATTGAAATTGACTAGCAAAAAAGAAGCGGCAAAATATTTCAGCTTATCAATGCGTGAAATGAGTGAACTAATGAAAGCATATAGTATAAATGGCAATTCAATCAGATACGAAAGGGAAAGAAATATTAAAGGAGAAAAAAGTGAAAACATATAACCCTTGTGATAATTCCGGATGTTTGTTTTTTATTTTTTTAGCATTAATGATGCTGTTTATTGCATCAGTTGCAATTTACATACAATTAAATAAATTAATCGAATTAAACACTCCGGAACAAATTAATTTAGCAGCAGATAAATATATTATAGAAATCGAGGAAAATAAATAATGCCAAGTATTATAAGAGATGGCAGAGAAATATGCCATCCGCTAAAAATAACGAAAAATAAAAAACAAGAAAAATATTGTGATGGCCTTGATTGCGCATATTGTTTAGATGTAGATTGTCCGAAAACTGCAATTATTTTTGATGGTGTAAATGTCAGACATTGCCAATACTACCGCTTTGAAAAATGTTCAAATACAGATTCTCTTTGCAGCGTTAATAGGTATTGTTATTACAAAGAGCTTCAAAGAGAAATTAAAAAGAATAAAAATTTAATTAAAATCTCCGATATAAGACAAGAAACAATAATTAAACTTGCAAGAAGAAAAAAAAGGCTTGAGCAGGCCCTTAAAATCATCAAAGATTTTGTAAACAAAGAATGTAGTACAGAATGCAATATTGATTTTTGCAAAGGTTCAACAGATGAAACAACCTGTGTTATTTATAAAATCAAAAATACGATTGATGAGGTTTTGTGTGCCATACAATGACCTTGGTTATTATAATACTGCAAATTTAAGAACATGGTCTAAAAGCGCAATTGAATGTTATAAAAATAAACTAATGTGCAGATTTTGCACATTACCGGAAGATTTAAAACCCAAATGCAAAATGAAAGCAACAGTAATTGAACTATATAAAAAATACGGCAAACCAAATATAGAAAGATAAAAATGAGTGAAGAAATAATAATAGACGGTGTAAATGTGGCAGGGTGTGAGCATTTAACTGAAATAAAAGGTTGTTGGCTTTCTACTTGTGATTATTTACCATACAAAGGAAATATAACAAATCAGTTATGTAAATATAATGATAACTGCTATTACAAGCAATTCAAACGCTTGCAGGAAGAAAATGAGAAAATAAAAAAACAATATAACTGTTATGCTTGTGGAAATTGTAACGGAAAAGAGGATTATATCAATCTTGAAAAACATCATAAGGGGTTAAGAAAACAATTTGATGAATTAGCAAAAAGAAATAATATATTATCTTTAAGAATTGAAGAACTCGAAAAAGAAAATGAGGAGTTGAAAGAGAAAGTCAATATATATGAAAACTCTATCATCGCAAACCACGATAGAGCAGTTGGCAAGCGACTTATGGAAGTTTTACAAGCACTTGAAGAAATAAAAAATTTAGCAGAATTAGAAGTGATGCTTGATAAAAATTCAAAAGCATTTTATCAAGCTAATATACAAAGAATATTAGACAAAATTAACGAGGTGCTAAATGAAAAACCTTGAAATACTAGCAACAATTAAATTATGGACTAATTATTTTTTGCTTATTTTTTGCATTGTCGGTTTTGCAATTATTGAACTTATTTTAACAATTATTGATTTTTTTGAAAGGAAAAATGATGCAGATAACAAACGCTGATATAGATGAAATGCGAAGATGCGCAAAACGAGAACTGAATAAAAGATTAAATTTTTACCCTAAATGGATTGCATCAGGAAAAATGACACAAGAAAAAGCTGATTTTGAAATATCCGGTATGAAAAAAATTTGCGATTATTTTGATTATCTGCAAATTCATTCAGCTCCGGAGCAGCAAACATTATTTTAAAGGAATGAGATGATAAACGAACATTTAAGATTATCAAAAGGAAATAATGATGAATGTTATACACCGAGATATGGTGTAGAACCTTTGCTTGAATTTATGCAGCCATATAAAGAGAAAATTATATGGTGTCCTTTTGATGATGAAACATCCGAATTTGTCAAAGTTTTCAAAGAAAAAGGTTTTCATGTTGTATATTCTCATATTAAATATGGCCAAGATTTTTATAATTATGAACCGGAATCATGGGATGTAATGATTAGCAATCCGCCCTTCACAAATAAAGCGCAAATTTTCAGACGAGCATTAAGTTTTAATAAACCTTTTGCGCTTTTAATGACAATAACATGGCTCAATGACCCTACACCTGCAAATGTATTTCAAGACAAAGAGCTGCAAATTTTATCATTTAATGAACGGATTAAATTTATAAATCAGCCGCAAGGAAATAAAATCAGCTTTTTATCAGCATATTTTTGTTATAACTTCCTGCCAAGTAATTTTATATTCAGAAGTTTAAAAAATAATAAAAATCAAATGAGGTTGGCGATATGAACCTTCCAAAAACCTCATTAAATGTAGTATATATTGAACCTGAAATTTCAGAATCAAAAGATGAAGATAAAAAAAGATTAACAAAATTTATTTCTTTGTTTGCTCAAATCGGCTATAAAGAATTAGCATTAAACAAAGATTTTCAAAATGAATTAAATTTTGCAATTAAATAATTTCATGTATAATGTTTTCATAAATAGATTGAGCCATAACTGATGAATAAAAAAAGATGTATTATATATGTCAGAGTATCAACCGAAGAACAAATCAAAGGTTTTTCTTTGGATGCTCAAGAAAATGAAGATACTGCATTTGCTAACAATTTAGGTTATGAAGTAATAAAAATATTTAGAGAAGAAGGAATTTCAGCTTCAAGTTTAAATAGGCCCGTATTACAGAAAATGATGCAATGGGGATATGAACATAAAGGAGAGTTTGATGCAGTTGTTTTCTGGAAATGGGAAAGAATATCAAGAGGAACAGAGGAAGATTATGTTGTTTTAGGAAAATTTTTCACAACTTGCGGAATCAAGCCGCTATCCGTTACGGAATGTAATGATGAAAGTGCAGAAGGTGAACTTTTAAGATGGATAACAAAAGGCATCAATCTTTATGAATTAAGAAAAATTTCCCAAAGAACAAAACTTGGTATGCGCCAAGTTGCAAGAACCGGAAGAAAACCCGCAGGTGTTCCGATAGGTTATAAAAATATTACAAATCCTGATGATACAAAATCAATAATTGTTGATGAAAAGACAGCTCCATTCATACACAAGGCATTTGAAATGTATGCAACAGGAAATTATTCAACAGAATCAATTGAAGATTTTTTGTATAAAAACGGTATAAGAAATAAAAAAGGCAATCGTTATACAAAAGTTGATTATATGCTTAAAAATATTTTTTATATCGGAAAATTCATCTGGTCTGGCCAATTATATGAAGGCACTCATACACCAATTATTGAAAGAGAATTGTTTGATGCGGTTCAATCAAAGTTTGGTTTTAAAAAACCAAAAACACATGATTTATATTTCCCATATACGACAATGATTAAATGTTCTCATTGCGGAAAACATTATTTAACTGCCGAAATGAAACGTGGAGCGCACAATTCAGGTCAATATATTTACTATAAATGTAGGTGTGGTGTTAAGGCCATCAAGCAAGATGAACTTGAAATTGAATTTATGCGTATGCTTGACGATATTTATATTCCGCCGCACGAAATTGAAGCACTAAAAGATGGTGCAAAAGAAATTCTGGATGCAATAAAAGATTTTGAAAACAAACTTGAAACACCTGCACAAATTCAAAACAGTATCGACATAATTAATACACGCATCAAAAAAGCATACAAAGATAAACTTGATGGCAATTCTCTTGGTATGTCAGAAGATGAATGGAACAAAATGATTTCCGAATGGATTAAAGAAAAAGACTATCTGCAAATTAAATTAAATGACAGAATCGAAAAAAGCAAAATACTGTATGATAAACTGCATCTGCTTATGATGTTTATGAACAAATTGCCCGAATTGTTTAGACTTGCAGAACCCAGAATAAAAAGAGAGATAATACAGACTTGCTGTCGAACCCTGTCTTATGATGGAAAAAATCTATATATAGAACAATTTCCACTATTCAAAGAGCTGAAAAAGTGGAAAAATTCGATATATGGGGCGGCCATTGGAACGATTGTCGAACCCAAGATTTTATTAAAACTTATTGAAAATGATGAGCAAACTAATCATCTGCTACTAAAAATAAAAGGTTTAATTGCTGCATAAACAAAAATTTAGACGAGCCAAAATGAGCAGGAAGGCCCTTAAAAATATTTTCATGATAGTTTATATGTCCGCAATCAAAAAAACCCTATTCAAGCGAATAGGGTTTTGGTTACATCAAGAAGAACAGAACCATGAAAAATTAGTGAATCTTAAATGTTTGTTTTCGATTTTTATTTTTTATAAAAGAAATGTGCACCCACTTGTCATACTCATTAATCAATTGGTCATATTCAATTCCGGAGCTTTTGATAAAACTGATTACTGCCTGAACTGTCATACCTTGCACTTTGAAATCAGCAGCGCATCCACTCAAATGCTGTGAATCGGATGCACCGCCAACAAGCCTATTAACTTGAGCGCATCTATATCCTGATGTTATAATAATCGGCCTTTTTATTTTATCTCTCAATGGCTGTAAACAATAAAAAATCAAATTAAGCATATTATCAAGACTTTTTAAATCAGGCATATTGTTAATATTATTCTTTATTGCAGTATCCGATTTAACAAGCTCTGATATTGAAAAATTTAGATTAATCATCATGCCGCCTTTTCATGAGCATTTCTTTAATATCATCAATTGCACCTGTTACTTCATCAAGTTTTGAATAGATATGATTTTGAAATTCTTTATATGCATTAATTTCAACATATTTGTTCTTTACATCTTCAAGAATTTCTCTGTGTTTTTTTTCGAGTTGTTCCGGCCGGACAAAAATATTATTCTGCCAAATTATGACCAAAATAACTAAAACCCATGGAGCATATTGCTCAACTGCTTCAATATTCATTTTCCCTGTTTTAATAACCTTTCCGCTGTTTTAGTAATATTAAAAATGTATTCTAATCCGTTGAAATTAGGCAGCTTTACTTTTTCAAACTGCTTGCAATACTTTTTAAAACCTTCTTCTGTAAAAAACCAACTGAAAGGCTTATTGCCCTTCATAAAATTATAATTTGCCGTTTCAAGCATCAAATTACTTGATACAGTTTTGCCGCCTTTTGAATGAGCAAGCATGTGACCATTAGTGACATTATCTTTTGTTAGAAGATTGCCGCCCATATCAAATTTCACATCAGGCATATTGCCTTTTAGCCATTCTGTTTTTAAAGTGCTTTTATATTGAAATGATATTTGATTGACAGGATTTACTTTCACAATTACTTTGTAATTCCTTCAATTTTTGTTTGAATTAAATTGAAAATAATTTGCGTAATTGTAGGAATATATTGTATCAAAATATTTTTAACAACAAATTTAAAAACAAAATTTAAGCCAATGTTATCAATAACACCGTTTACATAATTAGTTATTGCATCATCTAATCTTGCTTTTTTTTCAGGTCCTTTTAAATCTTTGTACTCCGTTTCATACTTTTCAATCAATGCCGATACAACATTTGCAAAGTTACCTAAAAAATCACCAAATTTAATAGCCATAATTTTTCTCCTTATTAATATTTTTCTAAATTTTTGTTAATAACGAAGGGTGCAGCAATTCTGCACCCTGTCAATTAGCTTCGATAACATGTATCTAAGCGGGTGTTAAGTTTCATATTTTAAAACTACAACATGAGAACCCAAGCCATCAGTTTTAATATATATAGTTTGACTTTTTTGAGTAAAATTTAATTCCTTTTTAATCATTGGAATTTCGGCATTTTCAATTTTTATTGTTGCTTTATCGCAATAGATATAAAAAACATCATTTGCGCTAAATGTAATGCCTGTTTGACTTGCCAATGTTTGATATTCATCATTTGTAGTTATTGTGCCTGTGAATGAATTTGTTGTCATTATTTATACTCCTTTATACTGTTAATGCTGTAATCCAACCATTATTTGTAGCTGTTCCAGGTGTTTGAGATGTTTTATTTGTTACGCCCGAATATGTGCATACTGCATTACCACCTCTAATAACGCCACCTGCATTTACTCTCCAAGCAGTTCCTACATTAGTAAATGTTAATTGCGAATTTATGTCAACTGAACAAGTTCCAGGTTCAGCGTTTATTCCGCAATTACAATCGCTAAAACTGCAATCTGCGCTTACAGTTACTAATCCCTGCCCAAAAATAGAAATTGCATTATCAAAATTGCTAAATGCCACTCGTGTCAAATATGGATTTCCATTAACAGAAGCACTAACGCCCCTTATTGCTTTAGTTCCATAAGTGCTGGTTAAAGTCATATCCTGAATATATAATAATTGATAATTATTAGCGTGAAAAATTCTATCAGACCCCGAAGAACCTGCATAAGCAACTGTAGTATTATTTTTGCCGTTTCCTTTTATATAAACTGCACGAATACTGCATAATCTGCCACCGAATGTCAATGTAGTTGTTGTATTAAATGTACCATCACCTAATTGAATATATACTGTACCATCGCTCCATTTGCCTTGTAGATAACTAACTGCATCAGGTAAGTTATCAAAATCCCCTGTACCATCTAATTTAACATTGATTGTTGTATTATGCGGTATATAATTTTCGCTTGTCATAAAGCCTGTATGACCTGAATTTGCATAATCCAAATTTGATAATTGAGAATGACTTGGCACACCCCCAATATCAGACACATTAAAACTTATACTCATTTAATCCCCCTCTGTATAATCTATTTCTATTGCTTCAACTTCTTCAATAGTTGTTGCTTCATTAATTGCAAGTTTAATTTCATAGTTTTTAGTCCAACAAAAAGTATGGAGCATTGTAATTAATCCACCGATATTAATTAAATCTTGTTTATCGCATTCCAATGGTGTATTATCCATGCCGAACCAAATAGTTGTTGCTTCATCATCCATGCTGCCTACCGTTGCAAGCAAATTAACTTTTTGGTCCGTATCCGAGTCAAACAATACATTCTTATACGTTACACCTTGAATTAATGCTGCATCCCTTGCAATATCATTTTCAGATATTTTTTGTTGCTTTGCACTTGCTAAATCTCTTGCATCTGCTTCTTCTTGGGTTTCATCATAGACAATAGTTTCTGTTATTGTTTCTTCACCCTCAATATATTCAAAATGATACATCCTATTTGTAACAGGGATTTCAGCCGGAATAAAAAGTTTATAACCGTCCTGAATAAGTAAATCTATATTTGTATTGTAATTTAAGATAGAGCCATTGTTGATTGGTGCTTCTTGTGGCACACCGTCAATTAATTTAACATACATAATTTATCTCCTATAAAATTGTTGTTTGCCAATAATATGTATATGATGATGTTTTTTGAGTGCCAGTCATTGCGATTTCGGTGTATTGCGTACTAGTGCTAATCGCCGGAGTGGTTATATAAACTCTATAATAATTGTAATAAGCCGCTGGGCTAAGTGTCGCCGTTACAGTTTGCGGTCTGCTTGTACTTGAATGAGTAAATAAAGTCGTATAGCTTGAGTTATCATTTGAGCCTTGTATTTGGAATGCTTGAGCTTGATAATAACCAGAGCTGCCTGAAGAACGAGCATTCAACACCATCTGCGTGATTTTTACTGCATTTTTAGAATAAAAAGTCCAAGAATAAGGAGCGGTTGTTCTACCGTACCAGTATGTAGTTGAACTACCGTCAACGGCATAATATGCATAATTTGAGCCGTATATTCCGCCCGAAGTTACTGCGTAATTACTTGAGCCGATTGTTCCGTCGGAAGTTAAATTCGGTCTAGTCCAGCTTGTTTCTGTTTCTGTCGTGTCGTATGTACCAGTACAAGTTAATGTTTTATCTGCATTCATTGTTATATTGCCTGTCGTTGTGCCGTATGTCGCATGATAAACCGAATAAGATATTACCGTTCCTGCATCAACAGTTAATGTTTTTGCTGAACTTGATACACCATTAGCTGTTAATGTACAAGTTGCTGATACGGGGTCTGTTACAACAGTTAAAGTATATTGCATGGTTGATGCATTTAATAAGTGCATTTTCTTTTCAAAAATATTGCTCATATTATTCAACTCCTATCGGCGCACCGCCACAATACCATGCTGATTTTGAAGGTGAATACTGAAATAATAAATTATATACACCTGTTGTTGTTAAATTAGGTGCTTTTTTGTTGAAGTAATTTGCGCTATTACCCAAACCTAAATTTATCGAATAAACAGTTGAAGCCATATTAATTTCAACTTCAATTTTATGTTTAACTGTTGCATCCGTAATTGTCGGTAATGTAAATGTTATATTGCCTGTCGGTATTATTAAATAATCTGAATTATCATTAAGAGTTACTGTACCCGAAGTTGTTAATGTCGTTATAGACGGTGCTTTATCTTCTTTGCCTGAAATATCTGTTATGTATTGACTATGTGTATGTGTAGGACTTGTTCCTAAATCATCAGTAAAGCTGCTTAATGCTGTCGGTACTGTCGGTATCGTGGGTTTATTTTTAATAAAATCTTTTTTTGTATTATCTGATTGATTCCAATCACTTTGAATTTGTGCAGCAGGTATTGTAGGCTTATTCGATAAGCTATTGTAATCAATACCATAAACTGTTATATAATCTCTCGTTGAAGTTGCATCTGAGGTTAGTGAGCCTGTTGTTGCTGTTATATAGGTATTGGTTACGGTGTCATAAAAACAAGGCTCATTTAAAACATTAGGCGCAGGAAAATAATTAAATGCGTAATTATTTCCTACTTTACAATAAGCACCATAAATTCTATATCCTGCCGCCAAATTTTGATTTGCAGAATTACTAAATAAATATAAGTTTGTTGAATTAGCCGCAAAGGTGTATGTTCCTGTTTTTGTATCGGTTGTTTCGGCGGTTAAATCATCAACGATTAATGTCATAGTACCGCTTTCATATTTTCCGTTTATATGATAAATATGACCTACCATTCTTGTAATAGAACTTGTCAAAGCAGACCCGTTAATGTTTAAGGTAATTGTACCACCTGATGATGAGCCTGAAATACCTAATATCGGACTAGATGAGCCTGAACTATCTCTTGATTGTAACAAGTACATTGAACCCAATGCAGAACAATAAAAAGTGATATCAAGTTCAAAACCGTCTTGTGTAATTTTAATGCCTGTATCTATTCCCGTATTAGAACTGTTTGCAACATATTCAAGTTTTGGTATTAAATAAATATTTTCACCCTGAACTAATTTATTTTGATAACCGTTTAAATCAGGTTTATTTTGAATGTATGCTTTTGATGTCGTATTTGTTTCATTCCAATTTGCTTGCACTTGACCTTGCGAAGCCTGTTGAGCGTAATATTTTGCAGAATATTCAGAGCCGTCAACTGTTCCATCCATTTTATTTGCCCAGTCTTTTGCTAGTGCCGCATTTGATGAAGCACTATTAATATTTGTTAAATCTGCCGCAACTGCTTCAATTGTTGATAAATCGGAAACAACTGCACTAATATCGCTTGCTGCCCCTGCAACAGTATCAATATTAGTTTTGTTTGAATTTACTGCGTTGATGTTTGTTAAATTGCTTGCGACCGCATCAATATTGGTTAAATCATCTGCAACTGCTGATATATCAGTTGCATTGCTGATAACATCCGATATATCGCTTGCAATTCCTGCAACAGTATCAATATTAGTTAAATCTGCTGCGACCGCATCAATATTAGTTAAATCACTTACGATAGATGATATATCGCTTGAAATTCCTGCAACAGTATCAATATTAGTTTTGTTTGAATTAACAGCATCTATACTTGTTAAATCTCCTGCAACAGCATCTATATTGGTTAAATCATCTGCAACTGCTGAAATATCATCTGCATTGTTTTTTACCGCCGTAACTTCTGTTGCAATTCCTGCAACAGTTGATATATCAGTTGTAATTCCTGCAACAGTTGTAATGTTAGTTGCATTGTTTTTTACGGCTGCAATATCGTTTGCAATTCCTGCAACAGTTGATACATCATCTGAAATATTTGCAATTTTGTCAATATCAGCAACAAGAACATCCGTTTCTATATTGCTGCCTTCAATAACTTTTACAGCTCTTTCTAATCGTCTATCCTGAATTTGGCAAATACGAGTTAGATAATCCAATGAGTATTCAAGACTTCTTAAATCAAGTTCTGATGAAGTGCCATATTCACTTTCTTGTGCAATCGGTAATGTTAAAGTTAATGAAATAACTTCTTGACTTGTTAATGTACTATACGCTGAACCCGATAGAGGAAATGTAATATAACTTCCGTTTTTATTACCAATTTCATGAATTGAATAATCAGTATCTTTTGTTAAAGTTGTAATTGTACCATCAGATGATGTATGTTGAACATCTAATTGAGAGGCATTCTCAATATAAAAATCAAAATCAAATTGTGTTGTACTTCCATTACCTGTATAATTGTTATACGGTGCAACTTCCGGTATCATATTTTATTCTCCTTTATTAAAATAAATGGCCTTATTTTCTTTTTTTTGGTTTTTTACCTGTCCATGCATTTGTAGCAGTATATTCTCCCCATCCTGCCATTCTTGATAGTCCAATTCCAAATTCACCTTGCGCAACATCACCAACACCTTCAAGAGCGTTTACAACTTTTGTTGCAGGCACTCCGGCAACAAACTCACTACCGAGCGCAACAGCATCAACATAATCCGCAAAACTTAAATCACCTTTAGCAATCTTTTTGGCCTGATAATCAAAATCACTCATAACAGGCACTTCCTTTTCAAAATGTTTAAATTCTTTGTCAAATGCTGCAATTAGTGTTTCCATCAAAGAGCTTGCAATAAATCCTGCAAAGCCGTATGCATTTAAACCGCCGAGCATAACCGCTTCTGTTGCCTTTGTTATAAAGCCGCCTAATATGTCATCAGGGTCATCACCTGCAAACAATCCTCTGATAAGTGCAACAAGAGCCATATTCTGTAAAAATGCCGTAAACATAAAAGGATTAAGTATCTTATAAATGAATATCTTTTTCATTAATTCCTTTTTGCCAATTTCGCCTTTTTTGCCTTGAATGATAGTATCAATAAACTTTCTCTCATATTGCATATCAGTATTTCTAAAAGCAAAAAACATTCTTGTTAGTGGTGTTCTTGCTTGTTCACTCTGCCATTCTGATATTGCGCTTGTTGTGCCTGCTTGTTGCGCTCTCAAAGTATCTTCAACAAACTTATCAAATGCGGCTTCTTTTTCCATTCCTTGTTGCATTAAATAATCGACATAAGGTTTACCGCCAAGAGTAATTGCAATAATATCACCCCATTTTACGTTTGATGTCATGAAGTTTCTTAGCGTTCTGAATTTATCTTTTTCAGATGTCAATATTGCAATAACTTCATTTTGACTATTACCTGCTAATCTAGCCTGCAAATATTCGCAATTATCAAGCATATATTTAAAATTTTTGACCGGATTTTTTAATGTTTCAATAAATCCTTTTGCCCAAACCCCCACAGGCATATTTTCCGCATAGTTTACTACCGATAACAATTGGCCTAGTGTAACTTTCGGAGAAAAGCCGATTGCAGAAGTTATATAATTTCTTGATAATAAATCTAAAGAACCTGCAACAAGATTTGTTCCTTTTGCGTAGTTTGTAAACGTACAAGCTGCTAATTTATTGATTAATGTCTGATAAATATCAGCTCCGTTTTTGCTGCCCCAAATTTCTTGCATCTTTGTTTTAATAGCCGTATCTTTAAACACCTGATTTAAGAAATTCACTTTTTCAGACATCACAACATATTTTGCTGTCTTATTTATATGAGGAATTAAAATCTCCAACGGAGATAAAGGTTTCATTGGAATACGATTACAAATTTTTCTTTCTTTTATAAATGATGGATTAGAAGATTTAACAAAGTTATCATGGAATAAATCAATGTCTGATTGCACTCTTTCAGCTTTTGAAGGGAAGTAATTTTCAACACTTGGCAATGATAAGCCTGTTGTCCTGATAAATACTTCGTTTATATCTTCTCTCATAGTTTCGCAAGTATCGATTAAGGCCCAAGCAAGCTCTTTATCTTTATCAGATAATACATTTTCAAACATTTCTCTTATTTGTTCAATGCCAAATTGATTGAACAATCTTTGTTCCAACTTATCATTCAAGGCCCAAGTGTACATTGTTATTATTTGCGCTCTTGATATTTCTATTGAGCTTCTTGCAAAACCATCCGGAGAATTGATTGAATATACTTTTTGAATATATGTATATTTTTCATTGTCATAATCCTGAAATAGCTTGATAATTGGCTGCATGTTGTCATAATCAAGAAATCTATCCCATGTTGTAGGTTTATTAAATCCGTATATTTCGCAAGCTCTTTCATAGAAATTCAATATGTGTTTTCTTGCATAAATATCAGATTTTGCTTCATCACCTAACAATGAATATTTTTGAGCGGTATCTTTATTAAATATTGCGTTTAATAAACTTTCCCAATTTGCTAATGTACCACCATTTAAACTTGTAATCTTGCCAACACCACTAACCCAATTTGCACCATAAGCCGCTCCTGATTTTTGTGTTAAATCAAGAATTTCAAGCAGATTATTTTTAGTGTTCCATTTTAGAGTTTTGTTTTTAAAATCTTCTTCCGATTTTGCTTGTCGGCCTTTTTCTTTTAATTCTAAAATATCTTGCAGCAATAAAATTGTGTGTTCAACATCCAAATCCTGAACCTTCATTGAGCGATATTGCAGGAATTTATTTTTCAATAGCTTTTCAAAATCATTTGTTTTATTAAATTCTGCCGTTTCATTTTCATTAAAGCTATCTCTATCTTCACCTTTTGCTGCATCCTGAATTTGAATTAATGCGCCAAGTTGCGCTTCTGCTTCTTCTCTTTTTAATTTGTTTAATTCAACAAGTTCAGCAAATATTGTATTTGTTCTCCAATCAAACTTGCCTTTTGAGATTGTTCCAACTTTTACTAATTTTGAATTTATTTTTAATTGTTTTTGAATTTCTTTATGCAGCAAACTTCTTTGATTATTGCGCATATCATCAATTACAAATTCATTAATCCTTCTAATTTGCTTTTTAGCAGAATTAACCGATTTAATATCTTTGATATATCTATACAATCTATGAGATTTTGATAATCTCATTTTGTAACGAGTTTCAGGATTATATACTTTTAAATCGCTAAGTTTTTTAGTCACATAATATTGAAGCTGTTGAATAACATCAATTGAAGTTATTGCCCTTGAATTGAAATCTTCTTTTTGTTCCTCATCCGCAGCTTGTGCAACTTCCGTTACTTGATTTAATAAAGATTGAGCAACTTCATCCGGCATTGATGGCATTTCATTAAACAAGCTAAACATAGCTTCAATTGCAATGTTTTTTTCTTCGCCTTTCAGCGTTTTTACTTTTGCAACTAAATAATCAACCTTGGCCGAGAATTTATTTATATCTTCAAATTCATAATTTTCATCATAAGTTTTATTATATTCACCATTTACTAAAACATCAAAGGCCTGAGTTGCTAAATTATAATCAGCACCAAGTTCATCATTTTCATAAGTTACACCGTTACTTGAATAAAATTCTCCCCACTCCGGATTAAAACCTGAAATAGTAATTTTATCTTCTGCTTTTTCAAGAGCTAATTGAACCTTCTCCCAATTTCTTGAATTAGCAATAAACTTTTTATCATATCCTGTTGCAGTTGATAATATTTCAAGAGTTGCTTTTTTATATCTTTCCTTAAATTCTTTAACTTCCTGTGTTTCTCTTGATGTCATTTTATCAGCTAAATCAAGATATTCCTGAACGTTTCTTTTCTTGTCTGATTGTCTATTTAGCGCAGATATATTATCTTTATAGATTTTATCGAGTTCATCTAATTCTTTTTTCTCATTTTCCTTTATTTCATTTATCTTATTTTCAACTTCATTGATTTTATCAAATACAGTTGTTCTGATACGTTCTTTTTCAGTTGTTAATAATCTATCAAACAGATTTTGAATTGTTTTAACTTCATCATCCGTAAAATATTTATCAACTCCATTTTCAGTATAGACAATCTTTTTAATATCATCATAGATTGAAATCAGCCAATTTTTGAAATCATCAAAGATTTTTTTCAATCTGTTATTCTTTGCATATCCGGTTCTGATATATGCTTCAAAACTTCTTGCAAATTTTTCATGTTGTTCTCTTGTAAATTCACCGCCATCATTTTTAAGGAAGGCCCTAACTTTATCTAAATCCTCTGTTAATTCTTCGCTATATGGCGCATATTTATTTAATAAATCTAAATACCAATGCGCAAGCTCATGAACGATTGTACTTTCGTCGGCATCTTTAAATAGTTCAATAATCCGCTCTGTCGGAATATATGAACCTTTAATTTTTCTTATTTCTTTTTGAATGTCGTTATTGTTGCTATTATCAGACATATCATTACTTTCAGAAAATGCTTCTGTACCATCATCAAAAATAACTAATTGCTCATTACTTGGCACATCTGCCGTTTCAGATGGTGCTTTTTCTAATCGCTCTTTATCTGATAAATTAACTCTACTTTCTGTATTTCGTGCTTCTGTTTCACCTGCTAATCTTTTATATAAATCAAATGTATTTACTTCATATCTATCTAACTGATTTAGCGCATGTTCAATCTTACTTAGATTTTTATAATCAGGTGATAACTTATCTAAAACTTTGCCTGCTCTATAATTCAATCTTCTTGCTTCTTTTTTGAGTTCAGCAGTATCTTTTTTAGAATAATTTTTATAGCCTTCAAAAGTGTTGTTATCCTTGTGTTTTTGTATGCTGTAATCAATAAATTCTTGGCAGCAATCATTTATATATTTAGCTCTTTCTTTTTTTCTTGTTTTTCTTGGTGCATACCATCCTTTGCCCTGCTGCATCCACCAATAAGATTTTGTAATGTTTTCAGGTTTATCTTGAATTGACCTGATTAAAAGCAAATTGTTTACTATGCTGTATTTTTTCATTATAAAATCATATTCTTTACTATCTTTGCTATTATTGATTGCATCCTTTGCATCTGCAAGAATTATCTCAACATTACTTTGATTACCGCCAACCGCAAAACCTTCCTGATGCTGAATAAAATGCTGAATTTCGTGCATCAAAACTTTTTTAAGTTCTGCTTCCTCACCCTTTGCCATTAAGACTTGCGCTATAATAATTTCTCTGTTTTTTTCTGAATATTGGCCCATAACACCAAATTCAAGAGGTTTAAATTCAACTCTTATTGTTCTTAAAGAAGGATAAGCAGCATAAAGTTTTTCATGGTCTAATATTCCGGATAAATATGATGCGTATGCTTTATTTTCGTAATATCTTAAATTATCAACTTCTTCAAGTTTTCTGTTCATTAAACTATCATATTGCTCTCTAAAATCTTCATCAGAAATTTCTTTTGCATCATGTTGTTGAACAAGATAACTCATTCTTGTATTGTAATCTGTGATATTCAGGTTGATATAATCAATCTCATCCTGTCTTGCTTTTTTAACTCTATCAATATTTACAACAGCATCATTATCAGATATTTCATATCTGAATTTACCATCAACCCCTTTAAACCATCCTGTTTCTTTTCTAACTGTTTCAGGATTAACACCATCTTTGAGCATTTTCTTTGCATTTTTCAAAGAATATTTATCAGCAGTTTCAGAGTTTTCACCTGCAAATTGATAGAATTTTTGAAGAACCTTAACAGCTTTATCATCAAAAATAACATAACATCTGCCGTCTTGCCTTCCGTCATAGGTAATGCCTTTAATACCGTAGTCGTTAAGTTTTAAACTTGCATCTTTTTCATTACCATTAATATCAATTGTAACTTGTTTATAAAATTGCCTTCCGTTTAAATTTTCAGGAAGATTATTAAAATCTTTAATAACAGATAAATTATATGTATCTGAATTATCCTTCATATATTCATATATTGCTTTTCTAACCTTTTCTGGTTGTTCATTTAATTTTTTATCTTCATCAAGTAATACATCTTTATCCGGAATATCAACTTCAAAGAGTTGACTGTTATCTGTTATTGATTTTGCATTTTTAATTAAATTGTATGCATCTTTATATAATTGACCATATTGTAAATCAGCTCTAATATTTTTTTTGACTTTATCAATGTCTTTATCAACTCTTTCAACTTCTTGATTGATATAATCTAAAATATCAGATTCATCATATTCATCACTATCTTTAAAATTAAGTTCTTTATTATCAAATAGATAAGATTGCCTTCTGTGTCCTTTTTTATATTTTGATTCATCAAAATTTTCTATTTGTTCAATTTCATCTTTATTTCTTTTTATGCTTGATTCGTACCATTCTCTATTGGAAGATGTGATTGCATCTTTGTTTTCTTCCAAGTATTCTTGGTATTCTTTTATTCTTTCTTTTCTTCTTTTTAATAATTTATCTTTGCCGAAAGATATGATTGCTTTATATAATTCTTCTTCTGCTTGTGAAATAGTTTTACCGTCATACTTGGGTTCAATAAACGTATCAGATAATCTTTTTCTATAACCTTCTGCAACCTCTCTATCTTCCGCATAATATAATCCCCAACCATGAGCCTGCGCACCTTCACCTGTTCCTATATAGTCAAGTGAAGGTTTTTCATACTTAACAGGGCTGCCGGTATATGCAGATTGAAAATATCTTAATCCGTTTCCTTCAAACTCTGATTGGTATCTTCTTCCACTTCTATTTCGTTTAAATTGATTCCCAAATCCTGTTCCAACATACCGCTCTCTAAATCTTCCATAACTAGATTTGACCTTTTCCAAAAGTCCGGTGTCAAAATTCTCTGCTTTTCTTTTTGCATTATCGCCTGCTTTCCTTGCTTCTGTTTCATTAACAGAATTATAATACTTTTCATATAATTTTGTATACTCATTATATGTGTTTAATTCTTTTAATTTTAAATTTTTGAAATATTCATTTTTTTTATTTTGACTTAATCCACGAGTATTTTTAAATATCTTATTTAAAATCTTTTTATTTTTTCTAAAATATTTCTGTCTATCCACATTTGCTTTTTCGCAATATTCATAGTTATTTATGATTTCTAAATCTTTTTTAGTTTTCTTTTTCTTGTTTTTTGCTTCTTTATATTGTCTATATTGTGTAGCATGTTTAGCTTCGTGTGCTAATGTTCTGATGAACTTTATAAAATCATTTCCAATTACATCAAAGTTTATATAAATAGCTTTTGCGCTTGCAACATGAACACCTCTTGTATTTCCGCTTTTATAGCTTTCGGGTAAATTATCAATGTAGTAATCTTGCGCATCTTTCAATTCGTCTGAAAATGTATTAAAAAATTCAAATTCATTTGCTAATTCTGATATTTTTTTACTTCTTAATATTGTTTTAAGTCTATCAATAGTTTTTGCAATTCTTGATACAAAATCAGGTGTAGCAGCTTGATAATAAATATTCGGATTTTCCGCATCAAAAGTTCCTCTGTTATCAACAGATTTAATTTGTTCAGGATTTAATGCAATGTATGATTTTATTACCCTTCCAAAACTACCTTCATCATGATTTAAAATTATTCCGTCATATCCGGAATTTTTAATATAGTCGTTTATTAACTCTTTTGCAGCTCTCCTTGCAACATTGCTTTTGTTTTCCCATTCATCAAGAAGAACTTCCATTTCATCTTGTTGTGCATAAAATCTTTTTTTATATTCATCTTCTGTAATTTTTCCTTCGTTCTTTAATTGTCTTAATTCTGAATATAATTCTCTTTTTGCTTTATGCAGAGCTTCATATTTTGAATTGTATTCTTTATCAATATCATCAATTTCTTTTTTAGCTTCCTTATAGCCTGAAATATTTTCAGACCAAAATCTTGATGCATCATATCTTGAATTAAATACAAGAGGATTGTCAAATTTAATATAACATTGCATCTGTATTGAACCACCAAGACCAATATCCTTATTGTTCGGTTTAAAAAAGTGTCCTGATGGTAATTCATCATCATACTTTCCTGCTTTTTCAAAATCAGTATTAAATGTATCAAATTCTGAATTTGTTTGATGGAATCCCTCTACTACAACACTATTTCCTGTTTTAAATTTATATGTATCAGCTTCATCAGTTTTAACAACATAATTATCACCAGACCACTTTTTAAAATATTTACTTTCTGTTCCTTTTTCTTTCCATTCTTTTGCGGCTTCTAAATTTTTACCTTCCTGCGCTCCGGCTGTTTGCGCAGGTTGATAAAGTTCTTGGCCTTGATTTCTTAAATTCAATAGTTCATTATATTCATTTTCAAGTTCATTAAATTTATCTAAATCAAAATTTTCATCTTGAGATAAATTATTAAATTCCTGCTCTAATGCTGATAATCTTGCATCAATACTTCTTGTAGGTGTATTTTCTTGCGCATATCCAACCTCATCAACAGTTCTAATTTGAGGAGCTTCTTTTTCAATCAATTCTTCAATAGGCGCATTTATTGTTTCACTTGCTTTTTCAAGCATTGAAACAACTAGATTGCCTGTTGCATCTGCAAGTCTTTTATCTTTAATATTGTTGCTCTGAAAACCTTGAGAAATCCTCTCAACCGCAGCTTGCCTTCTTTCTGCTGCTTCTTCTTCCGGAGTATTCAATTCATTTATTTTAATTGCATCATTTTTAATTAAATCATCAATTATATCATTTGCTTGACTTTGTGAAATACTATCAAGCGTTTCTTGTATTTCTTCTTTAGACTTTCCATTTTTTGCCATGTTGTTAGCAATAATATAATTTGCTGCTGATAATCCTGCACCCTGAATTAAAATTGAACCTGCAATAACGGCCCATTCTTCCGGAGTTTTAAAAATAGCTTTAGCATAATTTTCTAAACTTCTTTCTTCGTTATTTGTACCTGCAACAAGGTTTAATACATCTTCAAGAGCTTCTTCACCGCATTCTTCTAAAAATCCGTCAAAGTGTGCAGTATTTTTTAACCAATCTGCTGATTTTCCAAGAACAGGTAATTTGTTTAATTCCTCATATTTTTTTGCAAATGCGGCTGATGTTTTTTTAATTAACGGCTCAAGAGCAGGGAATTTATTGAATAAGTTTTTAATAACAGGACTTGCAACATTGCTTATACCTTTACCTATTCCATTCGCTGCTGCGCTCAACATTTCACCGCCTGCCATTTCGGTAAAGTACATAATATATAATTTTCCGAGTGATTTAAAAAATGCTGTTGCAGGTTTTTCATCGCTCTCTTTAAAAATTAAGTTTCCGGTATCTGTTAATTCAATTTCATTGTTCAGCATCCGGCCCTGATATTCTGCCGTTAATCTGTGAGGTGCATTAACTGCTGTTGTTACTAATGGTGCTAATGTTCCTCTAACACCAAATTCAGCAGCTTTTGCACCCATACTTGCAGCCTTAATTCCGGCATTTGCCCCTCTTAATCCAAGGTACGTTTTTAAACCTGCACTACCTGCAAGCGCACCAACACCCAAGACTTCTGCTAACATACTGCCAACTATAATATCAGCTCCAAGACCTAATGAAAGGCCTACACCGCTCCCGATTTTTCCGGCTGTTGAATATCCCCTAACAACCTTTTCTCTTTCTTTATCATATCTATTGTTTAAAAAATCTAATTCATCTTGATAAATAGTTTCACCTTTAAGAATTTTATCTTTTATTTCCCTTGCTCTTTTATCTGATGCACCTTCTAAATATGAACCTAATGCTGTTCCTTTAATCATATCTTCACGCATAGCTTCTGCAAAACCGATTTTATCTAATAAATCAATCTCACTATATATAGGCCTGCCTAATTTATCATAACTTGTTATTTCATATCGCTTTGTTTTGTCATTTTCATCAACTCCCTGCCTTGCTTTATTCAGTTCAGCTTGCTTTTGCTCAATTTCAATTTCAGATTTTGCAGCTTCTTGAGATGCATTATTCAATGATTTTAATGCTTTTTTAACAGCAGGCAATTTATCATCTAAAAATTCAGATACAGTTTTACCCAATGGATTTAAACCAATTGAGCCTTCTGATTTCGGCCTTTGAATTACTTTATCATAAGTTCCGTTAAATTCTCTTGAAGCATCCAATGCTGCTTCATAGGGAGTAATTGGGCCTTTATCTTCATATTCTTTTGCTTTGATAGGGTCATCTTGAATAATCCGTTCTCTTAATGTCAGCTCTTTTTGGGGTGCTTGATATTGTGCTAATCCTGTTATCTCATCCATTCTTTTTATATCTTCATCAGATAAAGAATTGGTGTTTGTATTTACATTTTTATTGTTCATTGCAGCATCAGAATTAAGGCCTGTTATACCATCCATTATTCTAATCTGTTCTTTTGTTAGTGCCATTAAATAATTCCTTTTTGTTTAAGATATAGGTCTATTTGTTGAGAGCTAAAACCTTTGCTTTTTAATTGGTTTTTCATTGCGATAATATCATTTCCGTTATATGTGCCATCTTTATATAAAGTTACATGCAGATGGTTTGTATGATTAGTGCCAAGATTTTCATCCCTGCTTTTGCCGTTTGAATCAGCTCTGTTCATATCTTGTATTTTAGAACCGTATTTTTTACCGTAGTTTTTCATAATATATTCTAAAATTGCTTTACCGTCTGCATCTTTTGATGATATTGCAATCTTTTCAACATCCGGCCTTTGTATAACTTCTTCAATCATTTTTTTCTTTTGATTTAAAGTTAATTTTTTGCCATCTTTTGAAGTATAGCCAATATCTAATGCTCTGCCTTCGGAGTGCCTTGATGTATATTTGCCGTTTGCTGCTCTGTATCTGCTTGTTACATTTAATTGCACACCAACTTTTTTAGATAAATCAGGAATATAATTATCTGCAAAATTGGTTAATGTTACCTGTTCATTTGCAACTCTTTGAGTATTTCTAATTGCATTTTCTTTTAATGCGGCATATTTTCCGCTTTTATATTCAATACTTTGCTCTTTAATCCATCTATTAACAGTTTCGCTGTCCGGTAAATCTCCGTTATGCCTTGCCTGATAATAATTGATTTTATTAGATAATTCTTTATGAAAATCCGCATTATCTTTCATTGCCTTTTCAATTGTTTTAAAAGTATTATTATCAGTTCCTAAATATTTTAAAAACTGTTCACGCTCAATATCGGTTACTTTTCTGCCGGTCCTTTGTTCATGCGCTCTTATCATATTTTGATATTGTTCAAACAATTTAGTTTCATTATTTCCTGATATACCTGTTACCTGTTCAATATAGTTTTTAACACTATCTGAATTGGTTAAAGTTGTATAATAATCACCTTTTTGAATTGCTTGCTGTCTTTTGGATAAAGCATCATAATCTTTTTGAGATAAAGAAAGTCTGTATAATGATAAATCCATTTCTTTAAATCTCTGCGCATCATAATTTGCTGTGTACCATAATTGCGTATATGTATCAGAGCTTGTTTGCGTATCTCCAAACTGATTAATATAATCTAATTGCCTTTTTGCTTGCAAATAATGTTCTCCATCCAAACCTTGAGGAATATCATCTTCTGTTACTGCTTCACCATTTTGCATTTTTTGCACAGCAACATTGATATAGTTATTAATTAAATCAGCCTGCACTTGGTCCTGCAATCTCCTGTCTTGAGAATATTTTTGCCTTACTCTTTGCGCAACGCTATCTGATAAGTTAATATCTTCAATTGCTTCCGCTTTTTTCAGAGCTTCTTCTTCATTTGCACTTGTTGCAAAAAGGCTATCAGCAATACTTCTTGCTTGATATTTCATTTCTTCATTCTTTGCAGCAGCAATAAATCTAGGCAGTTTTACAGGGTCTATTTCGTTTTTATGTTCTTCTAAATATTGCCCTGCTTTCAATGAACCTTCACCAAGCAATGCCTGAAATACTGCTTCATGTACATCAGAGCGATATTTCATTTTCATTAAATTAATTGTAGTATCATCAAGATTGCTAACTTCGCCTTGCATTTCAATAGCTTGATAACCGCTTTGAATTGCTTTATTTATTTCTTCCGGATTGTTTCTTAAATTTACAGCCGTATTTATATAATTAATTTGTGCTGTTTGAGCTTCATTTTTGGACCATTCAACACCTTGATTATAATCATGCGTAGTTACTCCGGTCATAATTCTATGCCTTAAATGAGCAACTGTTTCTCTTGCCCTTCTTTGTGCAGCCGGAGATAGGCCTGATTTTGAAACATAATCATTCATATATTGGTCATAATTTTTTAATAGGCCTTCCGATTTTCCGTAAGCATCTTTTCCGGTCTGCCTATAATAACCGTTATCTTTATCATATAAATATTGCTGCTCCCATTCAGAGCTTCTATTTGCAAGCTCAATAATTTTTGTATTATCAATTCTTTCTTGAATTTGCATTATTCCATTAGCAAAATTACCTGCTGCTTTACCCAAATTTGCTTGAGCTTTTGCAATATTTTCTCCAAACATATCACCATTAACTTGCGCATTAAGGTATGGTGTAGGTGTTAATTGTGCTGCAACTTCTCTATGATATTGAGGTACTGTCGGCATTATTTAATCCTCTCATATTTCTTTTTTTATAAAAAAATTCATGGTCATTTGGTATTTTTAAGTTAAGAAAATTCTCAAACTTAAAACCAAATTTACTTAACCATTTTTTTGCCATATAATTTTCAACAAAAATTGTATTAAATAGTATCAAATACTGTTTTTCATATTGTTGTAATTCTTGTTTTATATTTTTTAAAACAATCATTTGATGATTAGCAATTTCAGGTGTTGATAAAAGCCAAACTACACCAATGCCTTCAACATCAGATGGTTCACAACCGCCAATGCAAACCGGAGTATCATCAGCTTTAGTGCATCCCATAACATAATTGCCTTTGAGTTCCATTATTTCTTTTAGCGTTTTTTCAATGAAATCTTGGCCGGATTGCGTGATTGCTTCATGTCTATCTTCATCTCTTAAATGTTCAAGAATATATAAAACATCTTTTTCATTCTTTTCTTTACGGTACATTATTCACCTAATAATGTTTTCCTTTTGTTTTTTACTTCATCCGCTAATCCCCTTGCGCCTGTTTTACTATCTCGGCCTGCTAATGAAGTTTGTTTTTCTCTTTCTATTGCAACTGCTTTTGTAGCTTGTGCATCCGCAGGAGTTTGTTCTTGTATAGGTTCTGTCGGTGCTGTTTGCGTTTTTGCAGATTTTTTTGCTTTACACATATTTATCTCCTTATTGATTTCTATCAGATATATCTTCCATGTTTACAATTGCGCTAATTGCAGTTATTGTTAGCGGCAAAGGATGTTTCTGTTTTATATGTACTGTTGCATTTTCCGTAGGTGTGTTTAATACAGTTGCATCTTTTTTACCTGAATACAAAAATCCGGTATCATTAATGCTGCTAATATTCCTTGCTAATTGATTTTCATCACCTTTATTACCTACAACAAAGAAATCCTCTCTTGAGTTTAAAATATTTATTGTAATTGAATTAATTAGCTTTTTAAGGCCATGGGTATTTTCGCCTTCAATGCCTAATGTTTCAAGCTCAAATTCATAAGGTAAACCAACAACAATATCTGTTGTTTCGTTTGGTAGTGATAGTGTTCCGCTATCCGATACTTTCAGGCCCTCAATAACACCGCCATCTGCTAAAACAACTACGCTTGTATTTTTTAAATGTTCTAATCCTGAAACACTTGTAACTGGGCTATTAAAATGCGCTTGCATTCCGCAATCTACTAAGAAGGCTGTTTTTGCATTATTAACAATCCTTGTTTTATTTCTTTCAATATACCTTACTGTTTGATTATTAATTGTTCTCTTAATAACAAAATATGCAACATCTTCATTACCTTCACGAATAACAGCAACACTTTCAAATTTTCCTTGTGTTTCAAGCCTTCCCCATCCGCAAAGTTTTTGCTTTTTGTTATATGTTAATGTAGCACATGAACCATCATTAAATACTACATAAACAATTCTGTATGGTGCTTTTGAATAAGCAATATATATAACTTCCTTGCCTTCAAAGAGGTGACTTGCAAATAATGAAAGCTCATCACCATCATAGCTGTCAGATAAATAATCATAACCTAACTCCCTTATTACTGCACCGCCTGCTTCAACAAATAACACCATAGAACCTGATACGACAGGTTGAACATGTGATGCACCGTATGAAGATTGAATTGTTGCAACGGGCATTGGATTAGCTTCAAATTTTCCATCTGCACCGTTTATTTTATATTCAGAATTTGAAGTTAGAGCAATTAAATCCTTAAATGGAATTAAATGCCTAATTTCATTCACTTCTCTATCTGCCAAAGATAATTCAACTGAATCTGATGCAACTAAAGGCCTTGAGTAATTAAAATTATTAGATGCTGATGTTTGTGATGCATATAATGTTTGAGGATTATTTAATGTGTTACCATAAATTTTTCTTTGTTGATAATACGCACAACATGAAGGATTATTGCCATTATCAAAAGGATTTTTAACTAATGGAGCAGTTTCTTTCATGTCCGGTTCAATATTATCATCAACAAAACTTGTTGTATTTGATGTTCCTATATAGCCGTATATACCATTAACTGCACGATATACATTATATTCAACTGCACCTGCGACTTCATACCATGATATTGTCATATATTCTGATGTAGTCCAATATGCTTCTCTATGTCCTGTTGCATTTGCTACATGACTTCTTTCACTTTCTTCAAGTGTATCAGCATCAACCGCCGTTACTAAATAACTATATGTTCTTGTATTTGATGAAGTTGTGCCGGACCATGTTGCAGTTATACCTGTCGGAGCTGTGATTGATGGACTAAAAACAATATCATCTAATGACCAATTATCATGGCCATATCTAATAAGTTCTTTAGGAGCATAATCAATATGCGTTAATGTTAATATATCTGCGCTTTGAGCATATTTAATATATTGTAAATCTTCTGATTTATAAGGAGTTACAATTTCGTAAATATCCTGCTCAATCCATTTACCGTTTGCTTTATCAGTTGCAAATGTTCCTGATGTATGATTTTCTAAACAGTAATATGTTTTATCGCTGTTTGTTACAAAATCACCTTTTTTATAATTTTTAGAAGTAATCCAAGCATCCGCATCATCTTTTACAATATAACCGCCATCATGGATAAATCTGAAATATTTATCTCCTGCTTCAATTATATATGTTTGCTCTGAATTAAATACAAAAGGTATTAGTCTTGTTTTTTTACTTGAATCTTTGACTTCATCAACAAATTCAAGACCTGCCCTATTTGATACACATCCCTCTTGATGCACAAAACCATTTTTGAGAGTTTTTAAACCTATTGAATATTGTTCAATATCAGTCCTCATGTGTAATGGAGGACATAATTCACCTCGTGCAAATGATACTTGAGATACTCTTGTATTACCCATGTTAATTACCTAACATCCAAATATGTACTATTATCTTCATCAACTTCTTGACCTTCTGCGGCATTTGCAACAACACCGAGTTTTTGTTTATCCCAATATTTTTTCAATGCTTCATTAGCTTTATCAGATGAACCTGTAATCGCTTTGCCTGTTAATCCCGCAAGGTACAATGAAAGAGTTGAAGCAAATTCAGGGTCAAAGAAGCTCTCTTTCTCAACTTTTCTTGTATATCTTAAAATCGCCGGATTAACATTTGCTAATATCACCTTTTGGCCTATTGCATTTGATGAAATTTTAAATTGCTTTTTTAAAACAATTCCTGTCGGATGAATATTGTGTTCATCATTCTCAACCTTTTCAAATACTTCCCTTGCATTAATACAATCGTTTGGATAATCGTAAACGTATTGATAATTTGGGTCTAAACACTCATCCAATGATGGTGTTAAAAGTCTGTACCTATCGGCAAAATTCCAATCAAATGCTTTTAATACTTCATCTCTAGCGGTTTCATAGAAGTTTCTTAATATAATTGCTCTGTTATCATCTTGAGCTTCGGCATTAGCAATAGGTGCTGAAACACCTAATTCATTTAATGCCATATTAAAAATTATTGTTTTAGATATTGCCATTTTTTTATTCCTTGTTTAGCTGCCTAGACCTGCCAAGGCCCATTGGTTTTTCATACCGGAGTTAATTTTCATTCCTTGATTAGAAGTTCCTGATGTACTTCCTGAACCATACCACTTATAAGCAACATCTCCGACTTTTTGTATTCCTTCTAAACCTGCTGCTAAACCGTTCATTTTGCCTGCACTATATGCATTTGCGCCTGCAATCATATCCAAATTGCTTTGATTTTGAAAATTATATGCTTGCATTTCATAACCTTGCGCTTTTCGTTCATAGTTGTATCTAGTTTGAAGCGCATCCAATTCACCCATAGCAGCAGTATCTTCAATAACATCAAGTGCTGTACCTTGCGTTACATCAACACCATTTGCAGCCATTGCGGTTTTTTGACTTCCAATCGCTTGCGCAGCCTTAATTCTCTGCAATCTTGCTTCTTCAATTCCCTGCTGCCGCTCCATTGCTGCATTTTGTTCAGCAATTTTTGCATTTTCTTGTGCAACTTTTGCCTGATAATTATACTCGGCTTGTTGTGCTTTTCCTTGTTGAATTGATGAAACAACACCAAAGGCTGTACTTGCAATTGCGCTAATTGCAGTTACAATTCCGATTGTTGCAGATAATCCACACATATTATTTTCCTTTCCCAAGTTTTGTTTCTAATTCAGCAATTTGTTCATCAATAGATTTTTTATCTGCATCTTCAATTACAATATCATTATCCATTGCTTCATTAATCAGAAGGTCAAGATATTGTTGCTTTTCAATTTCATTTAAAACATCATTATCTTTTTTTTGTTCATCATCCGGAGAATTTTGTTCATCAGGTGTTTTTACTTCCGGAGCTTTATTGCCATCATTTTGTTTATCGTCGTTGCCTTTTTGAGCTTCATTTGTTTTTGGAGTTTTATTTTCGGTTTTTTTCTCTTTGATTTTAACACCCCAAGATGGCACTTTATCGCCTTCATAATCAATAATTCTACCTTCTGAACCTTTAATAAATTCTAAATTATAATATGCATCTTTAATTACTTTAATTTTCATGTTTAGCCTTCCTTGTTTCCACCGTTACCAAATAAAACTTTTGCTACATTTGCTGCTGCCTTAACTTGTTTTTGAAGTTTCGGCTGTACTAATGCCATCATTTCAGCATCCTGTTTAATTTCTTCTGCACGCATTAATGTTCTTGCTGCATCTTCAATTTCCCACTCTTTAAATTTTGCTTCTTCTTTTTGTTCAGGACATTCAGCCTGCACTTTTAAATTTATTTCATTAGACATAATCTATCTCTCCTTTTAATAATTTTTCTATATTTATTTTTGGCAATTTTAAATCCGATTCAGTATTTAATTGATATATGTTGATGTATTTTGTGCATACATTCTCCATATATTTTTTAGTTAAATCTTGTACTCCATCCGCTATAATCGGCAAGTGATTTTTATCATCAAAATGAAGATTATTTATTAAATCAATTCCTGCCAATATTATATTTTTATAACCTTTTAGATAGGCCCAATTAATTGCCATGGATGAAGTAAAATAATAAAAATTCAAAATTCCTTGCGCTGTTGAAAATTCATATCTGTTTGTAATTACTTGATACAATTCAACATTTTTTTGTTGCTTAACTTCATTTATATTTTTTCTATCAGTAATGATGAGATTATTTATTTTATCTATCGGAGCAATATCTTTATCATAAAATATAACTGCCCCAATATCCGGATAAGTTTTATAAAAAGTGTTAATTCCCAAAGTGTCATATTGTTGAATAATGTCAGGTATGTAATTTTTAATACGGTCTATAAATAATGACCTTCCAAATAAAACTAAAGTTTTTTTCATTTTCTAAAGATAATAGCAGGGAGTGTTTATCCCTGCTATGTTGTTAATTGCTATTACATATCTTGAAATGAACCTTCATTGGCTGCAACAATACCTGCTGTAATTTTGCCTGCTGTAATGCTGCCGCCCGAACCAACTGTCACATCATAATACAATCTTAAATAGCCTTCATTTCCTTTTGGAATGTAGTTAATCGGAGCAACATAACCTGCCTTTAAATCTGTACCTGTTATTGCTCCTGTTGTAGCGAGTGTTGTCGGAGATGAGAATGCTTCATTATCATCTGTTTGCACTTTGATTTCAACAGAAGTTGCTCCGGTAAATGCTTCTGTTACTTGTATGCGAATTGGAATGGGTGTTCCAAATGCAACTTCTTTAATACGACCGGATGCAAGTTTTAAAACATTAGTTGAAGCTGCATCAGCCGTAATTGCTTGATTGTTTGAAAAAATATTTTCTAAATCGTATAACATTTTTTATTTCTCCTTTATATAGCTAAGTTTAAACGGCAGATTTTTTTTGAAGGTTACTGCCATCCTTCCGCTAAAAAAAGCACAAGTAAAGATTATGCCACAACTGATTCTGTATCAAGTATTTGGTCACAGCATTTAACCGGAATGCCAAGGAATGATACAACTTCTTGACCTGCAAATTCTTTCAATGTCAGATTAACATTTGTTTTATTCATTGCTTGTAGGTGTAAATATGTTTCAATTGTTTCATTACAATATATAACTGTTTTACCGCCTTTTGCATGTCTTTTAATGCGGTGATAACCTTTAACCATTAATGTAATTAAATCAGCAGCATCCGCAGTTGCTAAATTTGAAACATCAATATTTGCAATTCTGCAATTAGCTCTGTAATTTCTAACAGTTAAACCAATATCCCATGAGAAGTGGCTTCTGTATGCTTCATAATAATTACCTGAACCATCTTGAGCTGTTACTTGGCCTTGATTTTCATATTGCAAACCTGCTTTTGAACCTCTCGGATATAGCAAGTGAGTTTTTGTATCGCCCCAAGTAATGAACCAAATTGAAGTATTATCTGAACCTGCACCACCTGCTGATAATATTTGATAACCTAAATCACCTTTTGTTGATGATATTTTATTGTAGCGAGTTGCAAGGCCATCAAATGAAGCATCATTTACACCTTTATTACCATAGAAAATATTAGTTTGAATAGTGTTATTCATCCCTTGAATATGTGCTTCACTTTCATTTAATAAGAATTGTTCTTTATCGCCATCTAAATCAGCAAGTTTTTTATCAACTTCTGAATAATCATCAATCATTGAAGTTGTATCAGTTACTTGTGAATAATCGCCCTTTTGACATTTTGAACCTTGATAGAATTTACGAAATTCAGGTTCAGGCAAGCCATTTCTAACCGTTGTTTTATGAGAAGAACCATCATTACATTCTTTTGTAACTGCATCCTCTAAAAGTACATTTGATTGAGCAAATAAATCAATAATTGTACTTGTTACTTTACCGCCTTCTTGTTGAGAGAATTTGTCTTTAAGTGTTAAAAAAGTGTTTCCTACTGTTGCCATAATTTTTCCCTTTCAAATTAATCTGTCTGTTTATCTGTATCACCGAATAATATTTGTGCAGGTGTTTGTTGTGCTGTAACAGGTGTTCTTGTTTTTGTTATGTTATCGCTTCCGCATAATTTTCCGAGCCTATGAAAATGCTTTATAACGGCCGGATGAAAATCAAGCGACAAACTATGCAGCAAACTTTTTAATTCATTTGATGCAAATGAATTATATCCGACATCTGCAACATCAATATAGGCATTCATTTTAGCTTCATCACCGCCGCCAATTTCCTTATCTGCATTTAACATTTTTTCATAACTTAACTTAATCGCAGCTTGTTCCTGTTTTTTATAATCAGCAATTTTTTCAGGTGTAATCTGATTTTGTTGATATTTAATTAGAAATTCTGCAAGTTTGTTAGCACCTTGTTGTGACAGATTTAATTCTTTACCTAATGGCGCAAATTCTGCTGCAAGTGTTTCATCTAATGTAATACCTTCCGGATAATTTATTTTAGTAAAATCGTAATTTTCAGGCGCACCATATAATGCGTTATCACCTTCATCTTGAGGGTTATCATTATTTAAACCTTCATTTTCTATATTGCCGCCTTCATCTGCTGCAATACTATCATTTGTTAATCCTGTTGTTTCTGTTGTTTCTGCCATAAAACTGTTCTCCTTAACTTAACTATTTCGCTATATTTTTCAAAATCACTATCTCTTAATAAGTCTAATAGCCAAAGGCCCTGCTCCTTTTTCCCCCTGTTGTAATATTCCATATTTGAATTATCAAACTTGCATCCACGCTCAAATGCGCCAAGTCTATCAATTAAAATATCAATGAATTTAAACCCTTCCGGATTATTTAAAACATTTTTAACAATAAGTCTAATTTCTTCTTCTTTGTAATCCATTATTGACCGAGCCTAGCTGCTAATTCAGCACCAAATGCATCAACACCGCCCATATTTTTAACCATTTGTGTTCCTTGTGTTAATGCTGCCATTTGTTCTTGCTGTTGTTGTTTTTCTTCCATTGCAGCTCTTATTTGTGCAATTTCTTCTGATGGTGTTACTTGTGATGGGTCAATGTTTGCATAATCAGCATAAGCATCAATCATTTTTTCACCGTTAATTTTCTTTGCAAGTATAGGGTCAAGACTTGCTGCCATATTTGCAACAAATGAGCTGAATCTTTCCATAGAAGATATATTTTGAACTTTCATTGCTTGAGCTAGAGTTGAAACAAATTCAATTTCGATTTCTTGGTTTTCAAGTTCTTCCGGTATTTCAGGAATAATACCTGTTCTAACTTCTTCATAAAAAAGCCAATCATGAATATGTTTCAACGCAATATGAACCTGCTCCAATAATGGTGATAATAGAACCATCTTTTCTTCTTTTAATTCATTGATTTCAGTTGCAGTTCTTTGACGTTCAGAAGTTTCAAGTATCATTGCAAATAAATCATTATAAAAAATCGCCTTAATGCTTTCTTTTATAGTTTCTTTTTCTTCTTTTAATTCTAATACTCTAGGCGGCACTTCATAAACAGGTGTCATTCCGTTACCGTTCTCATCTGTTTCATTATAGTGTCCTGGGGTGTCTGTCGGATATTTATTTTTTAGACTTGCAGGGCCTTTATATGCCGGAGTTACCATTTTCTTTACAGCTTTTGCATATTCTTTCGTCATTGTCATTAGCTGTTTAGTATCAGGCAGAGCTTCAAAGCCTATACTGTTTGTAGGATAAAAATCTTCTCCATTACAAGTTGCTTCAAAAACTACATAAGGGAATTTATCAAAACCTGATTTTCTTAAAAATTTACTATCAAATTCATCTACTGATTGATTTTTATCATTTGAACCGACTTCATAATATATTGAAATGTATTTTTTTTGTACTGCAAATGGAGAATCTTTTTTATAATCCATGTTTGGTTCAACATAATGAGCAACTTCAAACAGTTGATTAGGAGTTTTTTCAGCAGCTTCAACAACCGCATCTGAACAATTTTCTTTTCCAAATTCTTTGACTAAATTTTTTGCGCTTTCCATATAATGACGGCAAACAGTATCAATATCACCTCTATCATTTTTTGAATAGTAATATGAGCCAACAGGTAAACAATTAAAATTAACAACTGTATCATAATCACTTTTTAGTGCAACGGCAGAAAATCCAAATACCGCTAATTGTTTATAAATTTCAGGCAATATTTGATAAAAATTACTTGCATATAAAATTCTTCTAGTTAATTCTGCTTGCTTTTCACACCAATCTTTAATGGTCCAATTACTTTCAATATCTTTATTCATTACTGATGTTTTAAACCATCTTCTTGTAGGTGAAGTTGCTCCGGTCATCATACCTGCTGAAAAATTACGAACGGCAATCAATGGTGTACTATCAAGAATTTTTTTGCTTTTAACTCTCGGCTTATTAACATTTCTAACTACAAACCGTACAGAGTTAGGACAAAAGTAATCTGATAATTCTGATAAATCAGCTTTTATGTTATTAAAAATATCTTGCAGCTCAACTCTGCGTGCTTCAAGATATTTTTTTGTATATTTTTCATTGTTATTTGTAATTTCAGTATTTTCAGATGTTTTTTTATTTCGTCCTGCAAGTCCGTTCATTTTTTACTCCTGTTAAATCAAAGATTTAAAACATCATAGCCGTAGTGCTTCGCACCGACTTCTGCTTTTTATTCACCTAACAAATTTTTCTTATCTGTTTTTGCATCATCATTTAATCCTCTAGCAGAGGTTTTTGTGTTTCTTCCTGCTAATGCAGCAGCTTTTTTTCGCTCAATTGCTGATGCTTTTGTAACTTCTGCATCCGCCAATGTAGGTTGAGCAATAGGTTCTTGCTGAGCAACAGGAGTTGCAGGCATTTTTGGCGATTTCATACACATATTATTTTCTCCTTAATTATGTTTCAAAAGGGTCAAAGTCTGATTTAACTGCATTTTTTCTTTGATTATCATTAGTATTTCTATCAGTATCTTTGATAAATAAATCTGAATAAAAATTGATTGCATATATTGCCATCATCAAAGTATCTGCAAAATCAGGACTTTCAGCTTGTTCTTTTCTTATCTCTTTTTTGTCCTGAATGTATGTTAATCCGGATGGTTTATATACTCTTTTTATATATTCAAGCTGCCTTGCTGCATTTTCACAAGTTAATTTAATCCATCCATTTTCAATAAAATCTTTTAGTGCCGTATAACCATCAGCTCTTTGATTTCCTGAACCTTTAAATTTTGGTTTACCTGCACCCCGAAATCCAATAGCATTTTCAATTACTTTTTTAACACTTACCCAAATAGGATAACCAAGGCCATCAGCATCAATAATTAAAATATCAGGCTGCCATATACTGTATATGTTTATAATTTTTCCTTTTGTAACATCAGTATCAGCGTTTGACCATGTAATGGTTTTTTCTTCCATCCATTGAGTAATTGATTTTTGAGCAACTAATTTTGCAACACATAAATCTGCTCCGGAAGCTGATAAATCAACCGCCATAACTTTGCCGCCTGAATGAATTTCATTTTGGAATTGTAAATTTTTTGCTTCATCAATTTTTATTGATGAAATCAGATAATCATTTGTTTGAGCTAATGGTTTACCAAGCCAAATATGCTCATATTCTGCATAGTTTTTATTTTTGCATATTTGAGCTTCTTCAAGTTGCTTTTGAGATAAAAACGGATTATCATAATAGTTTATGTTAATGTGCAGCGTATCGGGCCTGCCGACACAAAAATTATAAACAGGGTCAAATCTTGTTTGCCTGTTCATTGTAAATATTACTCTTGAATTTATTTTTCTTATTGTAGGAATAATGAAATCCAATGTAGGCTTTGTTATTGCCTGTGCTTCATCAATCCATAAAATATCAATACCTTCAAGACCTTTAATATTAACTCTGCCTTGTTCTCTAAAACCTTTAAAAAAGATTGTTGAGCCTGTTTTTTTATGAATAATTCTATCTTTAAAAATATCATAGTTGAGATTGTACTTAGTGATAATATCAACAAAAATTTGTTTAACGCTTTCATCAATTGAATTTTGTGTTTCACGACCGCAGCAAATTCTAACACATCTTTGCTCTCCTAAATATGCAAGAAATCTGCCTACACCATGAGATTTACCGCCGCCCCTGCCGCCTTCAAGCAAATGATAATTATATTTGTCAAAGTTCAATATAAATGGCAGCAGCTTTTCAGGTAAGTTAAGAATTTCCGGAAGCTGAATCTGCGCCATCTTCAACATCCTCTCCAACTTGAAAATCTAGTTTTTTGCCATCTAGCGTTATTGTTCCCATAACATTAACAATATTACCGCTTGCTTCTTCTTTATCCTGATTATTATATAGGCCTACCAATTTTCCTTTTAATTCAGCCGTCTTTATTGCTGCATTAATATTAGGATTGCCGTTCCTATCATAAGAATTTAGCGCAATATCTTTTAGCTCATTTAATTCAGCAAAATGTTTTTTAGCATCATAATCCAATTCCTCTTGAATGGTTTGCTGTGTATTTATTTGATACTGCTCAAGCCATAGGGCAATCTTAGGGTTTGAAAAAAATCTTGATGCTTCAACATAAACAGCCTTATCCGACATATTATCACAATTGTATGCGCTTTTATATGCTTCGGCCTTGCTGCAATGTTTTATCAAAAAATGCATCAAGCATTGATTTTCTTTGCTATTTAATTCGGGTAATTCGTTTGCCATAGTTTAATAAAAGAAGGGAGTTAAGTAACTCCCCTTTGTTAAGAATTAGTTACGGAGTTTATAGAGAAGAAAGGATATGCAATAAAAAGGGAGATACACTCCCCGATATATTGCCATCACTAGTTAGAATTTGGGGGTTAAGTGGCCATATTGACCACTTAACAAGGAGTAACACAATGAGCCTTATGCTACTATAATCTTTTTTATAAGGCATTTATCGCCTTTAAAATCAGAAGCGTATTGTCTAATTTGAGTTACAACACCATCTTTATTTTTTATTTGTGTATTAATTCCATAAATCCAATCTTTATAATTTTTTCGATTGAATGATTTATTTTTGATGCGGCCATGTTCTCTTTTAATAACTTTTGTAGCTTCATCTCCGGAGAATTTTTGCAAAAACGCTACATTATCTGATTTTCTAAATTCAATTAATTCTGCAATATCGCATCCGCAAACTTTGCATTTTCCGATAATTAATGTTCTATCGTGAAATTGTACAATATCTTTCAATTCACAAATTTCAATCACATCATTCTTGATATTGCACTTTCCACATCTTAATAACATCTTGGCTCATTCACTCCTGAAATTTAATACAGGCACAGTTATTCTGTGCCTGCCTAATTACTACTCATTGTTTTACATACATCCCTGCTTTTTAATCGAACTTCGATTAAAAAAATAAAACACATTTCATAATCTGTTTTTAAATGTAAATGTGATTTTAAAAACAATCAATACTTGTTAAAAAAAATAATTTTTTGAAATTGTGAAAAATTCCTTTTTGATGGAGAAAAATCATGTTTACATTTTGTTACATTTGCCATTTTTGCTTGACTTTTTTATAAAATTTGTTCTCTCAAAATTTACTCTAAATTCTTTACCTATCTGAAATTAAAAACTTTTTTCAAAATAAAAATTTTTCTTTTTCTCTTTATAAAAAAGAAAT